CAAGGTAGTATTACAAGCAACAGATGTCCTTAAAATTAATTGTAGTGTCCAAGCAAAGATAGATGCAACACTAAGTATCTTAGAAATTACATAGGTGACACATGGGATTTATAGGAAGACAACCAACACCAGTACCATTAACATCATCAGATATTACAGATGGAATTATATCTACTGCTAAGATTGCAGATGATGCAGTAGGAAATACAAAATTAGATTTATCAGCAGATTATGCTTTTAGTGGAACTGTAACTGGCACTAACTCTGACTTTCAAAAAGTAACTGCTGTTACATCTGTAACTACTGATTTAACTGCTTTAACTATTGATTTGCCAGTAACAACAGATTTTGAATATCTTAAATTAATTTTAAGGCTTAGAGCAGAAACAACTGCTGAACAATATTGGCAAATGCAAGCAAGAGATGATGCAACCAATGCGTATAAAACTGGAGCAACTGACTATTTATATAGTGCTTTTGGTGGTTATATAAATACAACTGGTGGGTCAAGTGGAACTCATACGTTTGGAGATACAAATGGTATTAGCTTTATAAGATTTGGTGGTGGTTTTGCAGGAGATGGTAGCCATGAAGCAGAACTATGTTATTTAGATATTGATATTTATAATAATGTTGGAACAACTAGAGGACCAAGATTCCATGGTCGCAGACAATTTGAAAAAAGAAGCACAGACGAGTGGACTTATGCAGAGAATACAACTGGCATAGTCGATTATAACATACAAGTTGACCAAATTAAATTTTATCTAAGTGGTGGTGCTGAATTTTCAAACTTTGGATATGTACTTTATAAGGTTTTAAAATAATGGCGAAATATATTTTAGATAATGGTGTTAAAAGAGAAATGACATCTAAAGAAGAACAAGAAGGTTTTTTAACTGCTAAAGAATTAGAAGCAGACAGTTTAAAGGCTTTGAGAAATACAAGAAATATATTGCTTGCCGAAACAGATTACATGGGCAATTCAGATGTAACAATGTCTGCTAAATGGAAAACATACAGACAAGAATTAAGAGATATAACTAAAACATTTAAGTCAATGAGTGATAAAGATTTTAAGTTTCCAGAGAAACCAACGGAGTAACAAATGGCATATATAGGCAAAACACCACAAGTGGGCAACTATGTTAAGCTAGATGCTATTAGTACTTCTAGCAATAATACATATAATCTTACCAAAGATTCTGTAGCATTTACACCTGAGTCAGCATTACACATGCTTGTATCTTTGAATGGTGTCATACAATCACCATTGACTTCTTTCTCTGTGTCAGGCTCTACTATTACATTCTTGCCTAGTAGTGGCACTTTGTCCTCCAGTGATACAATAGATTTTATTCTTGTGTTAGGTAACGTACTGGATATTGGTACACCTAGCGATAGTACAGTTACAAATGCTAAAACAAACTTTGTATCAACATCATCAAGTGCTGGTCTTACAATAAAAGGTGATGGTACTACTGATGGCACTAGTGGAACATTACAACTTAATTGTAGTTTTAATACACATGGTATTAAATTAGCATCACCTGCTCATACTCATGGACAATCTTATACATTAACTTTTCCAACAACTGCCCCAAGTGCAGATAAAGCATTAATTACAGATGGTTCAGGTA